AGGGAACTCAAGGTTTCCAAGGTTTCCAAGGTTTCCAAGGCACCCAAGGTACTCAAGGAACTCAGGGAACTCATGGATTTCAAGTAAATAGAGGGACTCAAGGAACTCAAGGAACTCAAGGAACTCAAGGAACTCAAGGAACTCAAGGAACTCAGGGAACACAGGGTTTCCAGGGAACCCAAGGTACTCAAGGTACTCAAGGTACTCAAGGAACCCAAGGCACTCAAGGTACTCAGGGAACTCAAGGACCTCTTGAATTATCAGGGGGTGTCTCTCTACGCCTAGATGCTCAGACTGAGTATGTTGTATCCACGATGATAAAAGACATTGAATCTGCTGGAATGGCAGCAGACTCGTCTGGAAATTTTTACGTTTCAGACGCTAGAAGACATGTCATCTACAAGTTCGTGATTGCAACAGGTGTGAGAACTATCTTTGCAGGTCAGTTAAATACACCTGGAAACTCAGACAACACAGGAACCAATGCAACATTTGAAGTTCCTGGTGGACTAGTGTTAGTTGGAACAACTTTATATGTTCTTGACACGGCCAATAATCGTGTTCGTCAAATTAATACAAGTACTGCAGTTGTTTCACACTATGCTGGATCTCAAAGTAAAGTTCCAGGTAGTGGAAACGGTTCAGGAACTAATATTACATTTCAAAATTTGAATCATATTGCAGCAGATTCCTCTGGAAATCTTTATATTACACAAAGTGGTGGTTCAGGAAGTATACGTAAGGTAAGTACTTCTCAAGTTGCTTCAACGTATGCTGCAAATATCAACGAAGCAAATGCTATTGCAGTGGATTCATCAGGAAATGTGTATGTAGCAATGGCAAATTCGGGTATTATTCGAAGATACACTGCTGCAGATAGCGGAACAAATACTTTTTTTACGGTTTTAGCAGGTAATGGTTTAGTTACTCAAAATTACGATGGTGTTGGAACCAATACTGGATTTATGTTCATATGGGGTATGGTAGAAGTATCTGGAGTTCTATATGTATTGACAGGTGATGCAACCATACGTAAGATTGTAATTGCTACTGGTGTAGTATCTACAGTTGCTGGAGAAGCAGGAATCTATGGAAATACCGATGGAGTTGGAATACGAGCTAGGTTTGGAGTCAATCCTCGTGAACTTGCGTATCGTGATGGAGTTTTGTATGTAGCTGATTGTGGAAGTTATGGAGCAGGTAGTGAAAATAGTGCAATTCGTCGTATTGAACTAGTTGAACCATATACCGTGAGTACATTTGCAGGAAGTGGAACACAAGGATTTTTAGATGGCGCTTCAAATGTTGCACAGTTTCAATATTTAGCAGGTAATATTGTATGTGATACATCTGGAAATGTATACGTGCCGGATCGAAATAACCATCGTATTCGAAAAATCACATCTGGAGGTGTAGTGTCTACATTTGCAGGCAATGGAACTGCAACTTCAGTCGATGGTGTTGGAACCAATGCAACCTTTAATAATCCAGTTTCACTTGCATTCGACCCAACAGGTTCAGTTTTATATGTATGTGAAATCGTAGGTCAACGTGTTCGTAGAATTGAGATTGCAACTGCAACTGTGACTCTACTTGCTGGAAGTGGATCATCAGGAACTGCAGATGGAACTGGAACCAATGCAACGTTTTATCTTCCTCAAGATATCTCTACGGATTCATATGGAAATATTTACGTGGCAGACTATTTTTCTAGTCGAATTCGTAAAATTACAGAACGCGGAGTTGTCACTACAATTTCTTATTCAGGTTCAGGATTTACAGATGGATATAGTGGAAAATTTAGCAATCCTCAAGGTATTACCGTAGGTCCATCAGGTGCACTCTATGTAGCAGACTATGGAAACAACGCTATTCGATGCATCAATGGAGTTACTCCATCAATAGGAGCAACAGGCACGGTATCCACTATTGTAGGAGCAACGGGGTTTGCAGGAGTTTCAGCGTCAAACATCTACAGAGACAATACAATTTCTACGAAAGCTATGACTTATACACCAAATGGAATCTTTATGGATAAAGCGTCCAATCTATATTTCACTGAGAAAACTCCAGGTCGTATTCGTGTATTAAAACCAGATGGAGTAGTCACTACAGTAGCAGGTGGAACACCAGGATTTACGAATGGAATTGGAACGGTTGCACAGTTTAGAGATCCGTATGGAGTCACTGCGGATTCTTCAGGAAATCTATACGTAGTCGATAGTTCAAATTATCGTATTCGTAAAATCACGATGAATTCATTGACATATTCAACAAGTGCACCTCCAATTTCAGGTTTATTGAGTTCACAACCGTATTCGCCTTATACTGAATTAATTACTATTCCATCATCGACTCCAAGTGATTGTAATATCGCAAACTTTACAATCTCCAAAGACTCATTACCGACTGTATCGTCTGTTGATGGAAATTGGAATCTAACGTTGTACGCAACTGGAAACGCAAGTACACCTACGAGTATGTACTTCAAAGTCTTTGATGGATCAACAGTAGTTGGAACTGGAAATACAATTTCTTTAAATCAATCTGCGTTAACTCCTTACACGTCAAGTCTTTACTTTGCTGCACGAACTTATACATCCAACTTAATATTGAGTCTGTATACGGCTTCAACGACTTCCTCTGCTGCAACGCTTTACCTGAATAGTTCAAATGGTTCATATTTGAAAACAACCATTCCAAATCAATCAAATACGTTTACGAAAGACACTAGATTTGTAGGAATTAATTGCAATGCTCCTCAAACTAATCTAGACGTGAGAGGAACTGTACAAATTTGGTCTGATTTTAATCAATCCAACACTTCAAATCGTCCTACTATTTCAGGAACCCTTGCATATGGAGTGGGTGTAGATACATTGATTTTGAGAACATCTGGATCTTCAAATTCAAATTTTAACGCTACAAGTCTTTTATTTGCAGGAGGATCTAATGGTTATCCATTTGGACGTATTTCTGGAATAGATACTAATGATGGTAATTGGGCAGGAGATGTTGTAATAGAAGGTCAATACCAAGGCCTTTTATATGAACGTATGCGAATAAGAGGAGGTGGAACTATTGGGATTAATTGTAATGCTCCAGGTTATACTTTAACAGTAAATGGTGCAATTTACGGAAGTAGTACCATCACATCCAATTCTGATGCACGATTGAAAAACGTGATCGGACCCATTTCAAATGGATTATCCATTGTAGAACAATTGAATCCAATTACATTCACAATGAAAAATGATACAACTTCACGTGTTAAACATGGATTCCTTGCACAAGAAATTCGTGAGATTCTTCCAGATATGATTTATGAGACACCGGATGAAACAAAGACGTTGCATTTATCATACAGTGATCTCGTTGCACCTCTAACTTCTGCTGTTAAAGAACTGTCTGCACGACTTGCTCTACTTGAATCTCAATTTGCTGCGTCGCAAACTCAACAGTAAACCATCTCGTGTAAAAGAATAAGATGAGTAGTTACTTATCACGATACATACCTGGAGTTGGCGTAACTACGTGTGCTCCCAATGTATGCGCAGGTCCACCCGGTCCTCCAGGTCCAGCAGGTTCTCAAGGTCCAGCGGGACCTACAGGACCCATAGGGTTCACTGGATTAGATGGAGTTGTTGTGTTTCAAGGACCTCAAGGACCTCAAGGACTTCCAGGAACTCTTGGAGCAACTGGAGTCACAGGTCCTACAGGAAATATTGGGTATGCGAGTACAATTCAAGGACCTACAGGACCCACTGGTTTCACTGGACCGACTGGAATTTCTGGAAGCGCGACAAATACAGGACCCACTGGACCTACTGGAACACTCACAGGAGCAACAGGTCCTACAGGTCCTGCAGGAAGTGCAGCAAATACGGGACCTACTGGTTTCACTGGACTGACTGGACGCACTGGACCTACAGGAACTACCGGATTCACTGGACCCACTGGATTCACTGGATTCACTGGACCCACTGGACAAACTGGACATACAGGACCCACTGGATTTACTGGACGCACTGGACCTACTGGTTATCAAGGACCTACAGGACCGGTAGGTTCAATTGGAAATATAGGAGCTCCTGGAGTCACTGGACCTACAGGACGTACAGGAATGACAGGACCCACAGGATTCACTGGAACTCAAGGAACTCAAGGTACTCAAGGTTTCCAAGGAACTCAAGGACCTCAAGGAACTCAAGGAGTAGCAACCCAAGGAACCCAAGGAACTCAAGGAACTCAGGGTACTCAAGGAACTCAAGGTACTCAGGGTACTCAGGGTACTCAAGGAACTCAAGGAACTCAAGGAACTCAGGGTACTCAAGGTGTACAAGGATTAGGTACTCAGGGAACTCAAGGAACTCAAGGAACTCAAGGAACTCAAGGTACTTTTGGAACTCAAGGAACTCAGGGAACTCAAGGAACACAGGGAACTCAAGGAACACAGGGAACTCAAGGAACACAAGGAACCCAAGGTACACAGGGAACTCAAGGAACTCAGGGAACCCAAGGAACCCAAGGTACTCAAGGTTTTCAAGGTACTCAAGGTACTCAAGGTACTCAAGGAGCACAACCTACTATTACATGGACTCTAGGTAGCACAGGTATTTATTTTGGTCCAGTAAGTAGTACACCCGTTCTTCAAACTGCAGATACAGGAAAATCTGTTGCAAGTTATCCAACATTTTTCATTCAAGGAGTTTCCAATCCATCTCCATCTACGTTAGCCATTCAGTCATTGTATCCATCTAGTTCAACTAATTGGTTGGTAAATTTGACAGTTTTCCCTGTTTCCGGAGCATCGACTGAATCAACGTTTACGGTATATTATTACACTCCTACCTAAAGAATAATGTATACCTCCTTCTCACCTCGTTCAACCACTACATGTACACCTCCTGTGCGATATATTACAGGTGCTGTTGCAGGAACTCAGGGAACTCAAGGACCTCAAGGATTCACTGGTGTGTTTGGATTCACAGGACCTAGAGGATTTACAGGCGCGTCTGGAAGGACCGGAAATACTGGAATCACTGGACCTACAGGTATTTCACCCATTGGACGACAAGGTCCACGTGGTCCAACAGGAATTACAGGCGCAACAGGTCCAACTGGACGTGCTGGACCTACTGGACTTGCTGGACGTGTTGGGTCTATGGCAACAACAGGAACTACAGGTCCCACGGGAGTCGGTCCAATTGGACGAACTGGACTTCAAGGACCTTCTGCTGGAACTGGCGCTCGAGGAACACAAGGATCCACTGGACCCACAGGATTCACGGGTCCAACAGGTAGAACTGGACCCACAGGTCAAACTGGACCGACGGGTCGAACTGGACTCACTGGAATGACTGGACCTTCTCCTACAGGTATTCTAGGTCCACGAGGTGAACGAGGGGTTCAAGGACCTATGGGAGAAATGGGAAGTAACGGACCTCCAGGAGTTGGATACACAGGACCGACTGGAATTATGTATTCAGGAACTCAGGGAACTCAAGGAACTCAGGGTACACAGGGTACACAGGGAACTCAAGGACGTAATGGAAGTCAAGGACCTGCTGGACCTCAAGGACCTCAAGGACCTCAAGGACTTTCTGGATCCAAAGGACATGATGGAACCCAAGGAACACAAGGTACTCAAGGAACACAGGGTACTCAAGGCGCACAAGGAACTCAAGGAACTCAAGGATCTAATGGAACTCAAGGAACTCAAGGAACTCAGGGTACTCAAGGAACTCAGGGTACTCAAGGAACTCAAGGGACACAGGGTACTCAGGGAACTGAAGGCGCTCAAGGATCTTTTGGAAGTCAAGGAACACAAGGACCTTTTGGAAGTCAAGGCGCTCAAGGTAGTCTAGGATTTGATGGAAGACAGGGAACCCAAGGAACCCAAGGCACTCAGGGAACTCAAGGGACACAGGGTACTCAGGGAACTTCTGGAACTCAGGGAACATATGGAACCCAAGGAACACAAGGTACTCAAGGTAAACAGGGAACTCAAGGTAGTCAAGGATTCACAGGTCCAAAACCAATAAATATATCTTCATGGAGTACATTTGCAAGTTGGTCAAGTGACGAATTTGAATCAGGGTCTCATACTGTATCTAATTCAACTGGAACTTTCTCAACGATTCCATTATGGATTACAGGTGTACGAGTAAACAGTTCAGATACAACACCTTGTTTACAGGGTGCATATGTTGTTGATATTTCAGGATTTTGGTGGGTATATGCAGATTTTTACTTTACTACTTCAGGATTATCCTTGAGTACAACCATTTATTATTCACAAAATGATCCTCCTGATAAATAAGTATGGACCATTATTTAACGATCGATCATTGGGCTTCAATTGTCAGAATGATGAAAGACTCTGAACGAGAATTTGACATTCCAGCATACACGACTGAACAACTTGCTGGAGATATCTTGAGAGTCATTCGAACTACACGGTTTCGTCAAGGCGCTCTTTTCAAAGAACATCGTGGCGAAGAATATGAACAGTTTATTGAATCCTTGAACTCTAAGTATGACCCAGATGCAGTCAAACGTGCTGTAGAAAACGATGAGTTCTGGGAAGTCTGTTTTTCTCTACGTAATTAAGAATGGAATCAATCGCAACCGAATGGACTGAATGGGTTGTACATAAAGTCTTGTTTTGGGAAGAGGATCCTGTTCGCAAAGGTAAATTGGTGAGATATATCCACGATTTTCTGAGCAACGCCTTAATTATCTTGATTGTGATTTCACATACATTGTATCCAGCATTTTGGTTACAAACGATTGTGTTATGTATTTGTGTAATTGTGTGGCTTCAACATCTTGCTTGCAATGGATGTGTGATTTCCAAAGTAGAACAAAAATTGATTGGAGATACACGAAGTTTTGCAACCCCTATTTTAGAAGTCTATCATATTGAACCCACTAAAGAACTGACATCTGCATTGATTATATTAGGAAGTAGTGTTTCGGTCTTTTTCTTAAGTCTTGAATGGTTTGCCAGAGTTCATCATAAATTGATTCCAGTGTTCTTGACAGTCTTTGAACGTGTGAAACAAAATGGAATAATCTAAAGGGAAGGATAAGAGGTAATAACTATGGGTGATACAATTATTGGTGTTCAATTCGGAATTGCAAATCCAGAGGACATTGTTAAACGTTCTGTTGTTGAAGTCACCACCGACAAAACGTATCAAGGCAGTCAACCGATTCCAAATGGTGTCTTTGACGCACGATTTGGTGTGATCGAAAACGGCAAGGTCTGTCCTACCTGCAAACAGACCAATCAGTTCTGCCCAGGACATTTTGGACACATTCGTTTAGCGCGCCCAGTCTACCTTTACCAGTTCTTTGATATGATTGAAAAACTCGCAAATGTAATCTGTCTCAACTGTTCCAAACCATTGGCAAGTCCAGATGAACTGACACATTTGAAGTCGTCCGGTCTTGGAAGATTCAAGGAAGTCCGTGATCTACGTCCAAATCCACGACCGAAAGAACCTTACGAATGCCGTCATTGTCAGACACCCATCTTCAAGAAAGTTGCCAAAGTTCTTGGAAAGGCGGCAACCTTAGAAGGACACATCTACAATACGGATCCAGATACCGTCATAGATCCTGTGACACTTCAATGTGAAATGATTCTTCGCGCCTTTCAACGCATGACCGATGAAGACTGCCGTTTAATAGGTCTGAATCCTGAGTTTGCACGACCTGAGTGGATGATTTGTACTGTTTTGGCAGTTCCACCTCTCGCAGTGCGTCCTTCCGTTGTGATGGACGATAATCAGCGAATGGAAGATGACTTGACACATCAGTTGATTTCCATCATTCGTTCCAACGATAGTTTGCGTGATAAGATTGATAAGAACGAGTCTGCAATCATGTTGGACAAGTACACTGCATCCTTACAATACAACGTTGCAACCTACGTAGATAACGACATCAAAGGTCTTGAACCTTCAGCACAACGATCAGGACGTCCTTTGCGAACTCTGAAGTCCCGATTTGGAGCAAAGACAGGACGTGTTCGTGGAAACCTGATGGGAAAGCGTGTAGATTTCTCTGCTCGTTCAGTCATTACACCGGATGCGAACATCGAACTAGATGAACTAGGTGTTCCTGAAGAAATTGCGATCAATTTGACCTTTCCAGAGATAGTGAGTCCTTACAATCGTGAACGTCTTATGAGTTATATTCAAAATGGTCCAGACAAACATCCAGGCGCTAAATCTGTGTATCTCAAAGCAGATGATCGAACACTCAGTTTACGCTATGTCAATCCAGACACCATTGATATTCGTGAAGGTGACGTAGTCCATCGTCATCTGATTCACGGAGACATTGTGTTATTCAATCGTCAACCCTCTCTTCACAAGGCATCGATGATGGCGCATCGTGTTGTCGTTCTACCGTATTCAACCTTTCGTTTGAACGTATCTGCTACACGTCCTTACAATGCTGATTTTGATGGTGATGAGATGAACATGCATGTACCTCAAAGCATTGCGTCTGCGACTGAACTTCGATACATTGCAAGTGTTCTTCGAAACATCGTGAGTCCAAGAACGAACAGTCCTATCATTCAGTTGTTTCAGGATACCATGACTGGCGCCTATCGTATTAGTCAACCTAACGTCGAAGTCCCTGAACCCATCGCAATGAACATTCTTGCAAGAATCCGACTTCCCTTTTCACGAAAGAATCGTAAGTGGACTGGATCTGAATTGATTTCAGCAGCGTTTCCAATGATGAACTACAAGGGTCGTATTACTTTGAAGAATGGACAACTCAATGCAGGAGACATCCTACAAAAAGGCGCATTCAGTGGACTCTTACATGTAGTCTACACTGACTTCGGTCCTGAACGATGTGGTCAGTTGATTAATGATATTCAATCCATTGTGACTCAGTACAATTTGTATACAGGGTTCTCAGTTGGTACATCCGACTTGATTGCAAATCAAGTTACCTTAGACTTCGTTGCAGATCAACTTAAAACAGGTCGTGATCGTGTGTCTGTCATCTTATCGGATATGCACGCAGGTCAGTTTATGAACGTGTCGGGTCTTTCAGATGGAGAAGATTTGGAAGACAAGATTTCGTCTGCTCTGAAGGACGTTGCTGCCAATATCAATACGGAAGTGATCAAGAGTATGTCCAAGGACAATCGCATTGTTCAAATGGTTGACTCAGGATCCAAAGGAGGTGAGCATAACATTACTCAGATGGTTGCTTTGTTGGGACAGCAATTGATTGAAGGTCGACGAGTTCAGTATACCTTGCAAGATAGAACTCTTCCTCACTTCTCACGATACGATGATGGTGTTGAATCTCGTGGTTTTGTTCAACATTCCTTCGTAGATGGTCTGATGCCTGCTGAGTTCTTCTATCACGCTCAGGCAGGTCGTGAAGGATTGATTGATACTGCAGTCAAAACTTCAGATACAGGATACATTCAGCGTAGGTTGATGAAATCCATGGAAGATCAACACGTAGAACATGATGGAACTGTGAGAAATGTAACAGGTTCAGTCATTCAGTTCGTATACGGTGAAGACGGTATGGACACAGTGGCAGTTGAATCTCAAGAGTGTAAACTAGCGCTCATGACCTTGGAGAACATCTACCGAGACTATGCGTTGACTCCAGACGATGTGAATCCATTCCTTAAAGAGAGTGTCACTGAAACTCCAGATATGGTTGAAGAAATCATTGCGGATCGTGAACTGTTTGTTCGTTCAGTCTTCCGATACCGCAAGAATGATACAGTTCTTGCACCCGTTCATCTCAAGAGACTGATTACTAAATACGAAAACCCCTATTCAACGATGACGGATTTGACACCTACGTATGTCATTGCGGGACTGAACCGAATCATGAAATCATTCCCACACAGTCGAGTCTTCCACGCATTGCTTCGATACTACTTGGCACCCAAGAAGAGTATTGTGATCCATCGATTCAGTGTTGCGCTCTTTGATGAACTCTTGAAAGACATTCAATTTCGATCCATCAAGAGTCAGGTTCATTCAGGCGAAATGGTAGGTGCATTAGCAGCACAGTCCATTGGTGAACCTACGACACAATTGACCTTGAATACCTTCCACTCTGCAGGAACGGTCAAGGCAAACGCTACTTCAGGTGTTCCACGTATTGAAGAGTTGTTATCAGCATCTGCAAATCCTAAGAAACCAGGTAATACAGTCTACTTACAACCACACATTTCTACCGATCAAGATGCGACTATCTCCAAGATGAAGGAGATTCAACGTACAACCCTGCGAGATATTACCAAATCTGTGAGAATCTACTACGATCCTCCATCATCAGGAACAGCAGTGGAAGAAGACGCTGAGATTCTGGCATTGTATCGGGAGTTCACGATTATGAATGAAGCATCTTGCGCATCACCTTGGGTTATGCGTCTAGAACTCAATGACGCAGAACAAGCAGCACGTAATATCATTGACTTGACAGAAGTGGTTGCTAAGATTCGTAACTCAGGATTGAAGATCTTGGAATGTATGCACTCAGACGCTTCTGCAAAGAAGATCATCTTGCGAATGACCTTTGATACGAATACCATCAAGAACCCGACTCAACTAAGGTTTCTTGAAGAAAAGGTATTGGATACGGTATTGACTGGAGTCGATGGAGTCGGTGGAGTTCATTTGCGAAAGGTGAAGAATGAATTGATCTATGATGAAAAGGTAGCAGGATACGCACAGAAAGAGCAATATGTTCTAGATGTGGACGGAACTAACTTGTATCAACTCATGGTGTTCCCAGGTGCAGATGGAACACGTACATTCTCAAACGACATTCACGAAATCAATGATGTGTTTGGTATTGAAGCAGCACGCTTAGCAATCTTTGAGGAGTTTTCAGAGGTCTTCGTGTCAGAGAAGGTGAATTACCACCATCTGAGTGTATTAGTGGACAGCATGACCTTCTCAGGAAGGATTGTGGCAGTCAACCGATTTGGTATGAACAAGAATGAGACTGGAGTTCTAGCTCGATCTTCATTTGAAGAGACTAGCAAGAACATGTTCAATGCTGCAATGGGTGGTGAATACGATACCATGAGAGGTGTATCTGCTAACATCATGTTCGGACAGAAACCACCCTGTGGAACAGGATTTGTGGATATCTTGGTAGATGAATCACGTCTACCGGATGGACCCGATGAAGAACCTGAAGACACAACCTTGCAAGAAGTCAATCAACGATTGAGCGCGTTGCCTGAGAGTTCGTGTCGTCTTGAAGACATCTTGATGGACTGGTAAGTTTTAAAGTCTTGAAATGAAGTAATGGCATCAATCACAAGAACAACTTCTCTCTTAATCGAGGAGAATAAAGAAAATGAAGAAATATCTCAAGAAGAAACACTATTAGACTTTAATTTTTACAAGGATGAAGGTGTTCCTGACCCTCTAACAGAAAAGGACAAAATCGAATTTGGAATAACTAATGAGGATATTGAAGAAGCGTCTCAATCAGCTTATGCCGAAGTACTTCAAATAAATGAAGAAGAACAAAAAGAACAAATAGTAGAATCTAAAAGACAGAGAAGAAAAAGTCAAGTTATACTTGAAAATGAACAACAAAAACTAGAGGATAAAGCTTTAAAGGAAAAGCAAGAACAAGAAAGACTTAAAAAAAAGAAACCAATAGAACTACCAATAGATACTAGTTTTTCACAAGTTTCAGATATAGGTGATGGAAGTACTGCTACTAGTGCACACAGAATGATTATAGGTAATATACGTCTTGAAACTTACAACGCTACTAGTCAAGCAATAGCAATATATGGTGATGAATTAAAAAAGTTTACACAACCAGAGTCCCCTTGTGCTTTATGTGGATTTCCACTACAAGATAGAATTTCTTATATTCACAACAGAACGCATGATTATGCAAGTGATTCACTTACTTGGAGTTATGATCATTTTGTTCCAGTTAATTTTTCAGCAGTTGTATTTAGAATTGTAACTTCAAAAAACTATGAAACTAAAGAATTGAATCTTCTTAAAGATAATGGTTATATAGTTTGCTATCATTGCAACTACGAAAAATCGCAAAGATTGTTTGTAACTTGTAAAAAAACAGGTGGAAAGCCAGATTTCAATAATTTTGAACCCAATACAAAAACTATTACTAAGTTTGTTAATGATTTATATACAAGTACAAATAAACACGGTTGGGCAGATGAAGAAGGAAATAGAACATTAATCAAATGTTTAGTAAAATACCAAAAAGATAGAAATACGTGGATACGAGAAAGAATAAAAGCTATAACAATATTAGCAGAGAGAGTATGTACTAATATTATAAGTCAAGTTAGTTTTGAAGCTGTTCAAGAAAGACTTAAACGTACAAAATTGATTGTACGAAAATCTGAATCTTCTATTTTAAATGACGAAAGATATACTAAATTAACAAATCCAAAATCTAAAAATAGATTCAGGCGAGAATACATTGCTAGACTATTTGCTGCTGCTGAACTTAACTTTCGTAGTCCTTGGAACTGGAATCAACCTAAACCTCTATCACCCATTCAAGAGGAATCTGAAGGAGAATCTCAAGATGGATCTATTACGCAATCAACAAGAAAAAGGAAAGGAGAAATAACTGCAGAAGACCTACAATCGCAACTAAAAGGTGGTTCACGTCGTAAACTCAAGAAAAAGAACAAACGCAAGACCTACAGACGAAAACGATTATTCTAAAAAAGTTTTGGAAGACGAAGACGGCGACCTCCGAACATACTAGGAGTGGAAGGCGTGTTCAAGACCAATGCATAGTATGGGTAGTAGAATGTAGCAAAGAAGAAGTCCAGGATCGCCCAACCGATCGACCCGTACTTCGCATACGATAAACTTGCGGCACCTAAATGCCAGACAAGTCCTACAATGATTCCAAACACAAGGGAGACGATTGCCCATGGACTCATCTCAACCTTGGTGTCCTTGGGCGTTTCTTTACTTTCAGGCATCGGTGGTGGTCCAGGAGGTGAGGAAGGCATCTTTAGTAAATAATCAGGAAACAAAGTAATGGTTAACTTGACTCATGCAGAGTTGGCAGAAATTACAACTCAATCATTGCCTGCTGCAAGTTTAGAAGCGCTTGAGACTTTACGAAGAGAGATGTGTACTGCATCATTTGCTCTCCAACCTCAACAGAAGTTTCTACGTAGAGTTTTGTCTCCCGATTCACCCACGCGAAATTTATTGATGGTTCACGGCACGGGGGTTGGTAAATGTCATGGACGAGGAACTCCAATTCTAATGTATGATGGGTCAACAAAACTAGTTGAAGATGTATCTGTAGGTGATCATTTAATGGGTGACGATTCAACGCCTAGAATTGTTGAATCACTTGCTCGTGGACGTGATCAAATGTTTAGAGTCACGTCCATTAAGGGTGAATCCTATGTTGTTAACAGTGAACACATTCTTTGTTTGCAACACACTTCTGAACGAAATACCGTATTTGAAATCACTGTGAATGAATTTTTGAAACTAAGTAATAAACTTCAGAGAAATCTTAAGGGATATAGAACTGCAATTAACTTTCCTTCTAAACCTATTGACTTTGACCCATATATTCTAGGTGTTTGGTTAGGTGATGGATCTCAACGTGATCCAGTAATTAGTTCTCAAGATTCAGTGATCCTTTTTTATCTACGAGAATTCTGTCAACGAAATAATTCAGTTCTTACATTTCAAAGTGGATATGATTATCGTATTTCATCAGTTTCAAGACATACAGAAAACGTATTTTTATCGTTTTTGAAAAGATACAATTTACTAAATAACAAACACGTTCCAGAGATTTATAAACTCAATTCAGAAGAGGTAAGACTACAAGTTCTTGCAGGATTAATGGATACAGATGGATCACTTAGTAATACTACTTATGAAATTACTCAAAAGTCTAAACAAATTACAGAGGATATTGTATTTTTGGCAAGATCACTAGGTCTTGCAACGACTACACGAATTGTTGAGAAATCATGTATCTATAAGGGACAGCGAGTTTCAGGTAAGTATTACAGAACATTAATAAGTGGAAATACTGACCGAATACCAGTGAAACTTTTGAGAAAGAAGGCAAATCCTAGAAAACAAATCAAAGATGTATTACGATATGGAATTACATTGACTCCATTAGGAGAAGATGATTACTATGGATTCATAATAGATGGAAATCATAGATATGTTCTTGGAGATTTTACAGTTACACATAATACCTGCTCTGCGATTCAAGTTGCGGAAGAGTATATCCTACGTCCTGAATTTCAAGATAAAAAAGTGATGGTGGTGGCGTCTCGTGCAGTTCAAGAGAACTTCAGGACTCAAATCTTTGATATGTCACGTGTTCATTTAGATACCGTCAGCAATACACTCAGTTCAAAACAATGCACAGGGCGTAGGTATCTAGATATGTTATTACGAATTGAATCGGAACCCAAAAACTGGGCAAATCCTGAAATCGTATCACGATTAGAAACGACTTCAGACCGAATCATTGATGAATTCTACGAGTTTACGGCGTATGCGTCGTTTGGTATTCGTTTGCTTGAAAAACTAAGTGGAACCGAAAAGGACATTGATACTGCATGGGTTCATGAAAACTTTGACAATCGTCTGTTGATTATTGATGAAGCACATAACATTCGTTCTGAAGAAACACAGATTGCATTAGGTCTTGAACAGTTGGTAAAAGTAGCGGATGGACTTGTTGTGGTGTTGTTAACTGCTACACCGATGTTTGACAGTTATGAAGAGATCCTCTTTTACATGAATCTCTTTTTATGGAACGATCGTAAACAACCCTTCAAAACAAAATTGAACGCTTCTGATTTTTTCACTGCGGACGCTGAACTCAAAGTTGAGTCTGAAGGCAAGTTTCGTCAATGGTGTCAGGACTATGTATCCTATGCAAAAGGTGAAAGTCCATTCACGTTTCCATTTCGTCTTCCTCCACCAGTCATTGCTTCTCCTACTGAAATGATCACAGGATTTAATGGAAAAACTATTGCAGATGAGGATCGTATTAAGTATTTGACGTTAGTTGCATCACAAGCCACTGGATTTCAACAAGAAGTACTTCGTTCATCCAAACATGAAGACGATGAATCAAAACGTCAAGCCATGATTGCGCCTACATTGACAGTGTTTCCAAAGAACAAGAGATTCAAGGAAGTCTTTAACCAAACTAAAAACCAATATTCCTATACAGATACTCCTTTTCTGACACCCGCACTGTTACCTGAATATGCTGGTAAATTTGTCACAGTGTTGAAATCCATTGAAGAATCCAGTGGAGTCTGCCTAGTGTATTCCAATTACGTTGAACGTGGAGCACTTCCCTTTGCAATGGCACTTGAAGAACATGGATATACACCTCAGTCAGGAAACACATTGCTCGTAAAATCTAGTTATACAGGACCTCCTAAAGGCAAATACATTTTGCTTTCATCCAATGCTTCTGATGCTGAAATATCTGCAATGTTGTCCGTTGTCAAGAATCGATCGAACGTTTCTGGAAAGAACATCAAAGTTGTAGTGACCAGTCCTTTAGCAGCAGAAGGAATTGACTTTCGATTCATTCGTCAAGTGCATATTTTGGATCCATGGTGGAACATGAGTCGAATTGAGCAAGTTGTTGGACGTGCCTTACGAACCTGTAGTCATCAAGATTTGATTCCCAAGGAACAGAATTGTACTGTCTATCTTCATATCATTCGTGCAGAAGACACTCGTGAAACCTTTGATGAATACACGTATCGAACTAAAGTTGAAGTCAAAGGAATACGAATTGCTAAAGTTCGTAAACTGATTGCAGAATCCGCAATGGATTGTCCTCTTCAACTTTCACTTCCTTCGGATTGGAAAGAATTAGTTGTCCCTCAAATTCGAGATGAAGGTCATGAAGAGGTTTCGTATCCACTCAAGGGAATGTTGGCACCTACCTTTGACGAATCGCCGGACATTGAACAATGTAAGATTACACCCAGCGTTCCAGATCCAGATCATCTTCGTCCTCTTTCAAGTTATCTAGATTCACGTGATGAGATTCTTGCAAAGGTTGGAAAATTGTTCATTGACAAATCCATTTGGGATCGTGAACAGTTATTTACAGCGTTACGTCCATTTAGTCGTGATGTGGTGATCTACATCTTGCAACAAGCCATCTCAAGTTCATTCCGATTTGCGGATTCTTTCGGACGCCCAAGTGTTCTTGAATCTAAAGGGGATTTGTATGCATTAGCACCGTTGGATGTACCAAACCGAACACTGATTGAGCGAACCACTCAACCTTCAAAGACGTTTGAATTGATGTTACCTTCTGCTCCACCTGTTGAGGAGACTCCTCAAGTTGAATCCAATACATTGGACATTAAACGAGACGCCTACAAATTCCCTGGAAATGCCGAGACACGATTTTCAAAGGAAGTCAGAAATGGATATATCTTTGATCATGTATTTACACCCGCAGAGAAGAAGGAATTCTTAAAAACAAATCCAAACTTACCGTTTGCTGACCGTCTAAAGATTCCAGAGACTGACATTTGGGTGACTGGAGACGATATGGAGTTAGTCGGTGAAGACTTGACACGATACAATGAATGGAAAGAAGCGTTAGTTAACCGATATGTTGGTGATAAATCTACATTAATTGCCTCCATGGCTCCTAATGGATTGTTTACATTGACTCCATCGGAAGATAAAGAAAACATTCCAGTTCGCACAAGTCATAGTCTAGTCGTGTGTAAAACAGGGAAAAATTCAATTGGACGTATGAAAGAGGTTGTCAAGTTTTTAGATATCAATGGAGTTGGAGTCCCTAAGGATTTGACAGGAGATGCATTTTGTGCATATTCTGAACTTCTTGCACGTGAACAGCATCATTGTGTATGGTATACACCTGAAGAAATCAAGGTCTTGAACTTACCGGATATTAAAAAGAAGCTTAAACGTTCGTTGGCATAAAACGAAAAGTCTCCAGTCTAGAATCAAGAAGGCATAATGGAGACATTGTATGAACGTCGGGAATTGACTCGTTCAGTTCACATTCATGCCCGATTCCTTCAACGTAACATTCATGCAAGTTTAGTAGACCAATTACGTCACAAATATGAGGGTGTCTGTCTCTCCGAAGGATATGTTCAACCACGCAGTATCACGATTGCGGATTACTCATTGGGTCGCACGAACATTCTGAAAGGCGGATTAGATTACAGTGTTCGGTTCCAAGCAGATGTTTGTCTTCCTCATATTGGACAAGTGTTTCGTGCTCCTGTTGTCCTGAAAAGCAAGATTGGTCTTCATGCTGAGACCTCACCTATCAAAGTATTGCTTCCTCGTGATCTGCACATCGGAAATCCAGACTTTGATGATGCTGAAGTTGGACAAACCATTGAATTTGATGTCGTTGGAACTCGGTTTCAACAAGGAGATAAAACAATTATTGTTCTTGGAAAACTACGAGAAGTCATTCGCCCAGCAATTCAAACTGAAAACGCTGAATCTGAACCACAACAGGTAATTGCTGCTCCTGTATCTAGAGAGGATTCAAATCAACGCACAGTCACTGTAGACGTTGAAAAAACCAAACCCTCAGGTGAATCGCGTAGGAAGAAGTTGATTCGTACTGTTGCTCCAAATACAAATGAATCGAAGTCGGAAGGAAAAAGTGAAGGAACAACTTGAACTTCTTGACGCCAATGAACATGCACAGATTTTTAAGATTATCAATCAATATACTACCACTTTTACAAAAACACAAACGGGTGTTCTCGTATCGTCAGACGTTCTTCCTGACGCCTGTATTCTTGAAATCGAAAAAATGATCGCTTTTTACATCGATCAACATAAGATGATGGAATCTGATGCAATTGAACGTAAGGCATATGAAACCCGTTAACCTAAGCAACGTGGCGCAGAGGAAGCGCGATTGGCTCATAACCAGTAGGTCGGTTGATCGAAACAACCCGTTGCTATTCTGCCAACTCCTTTATACAGAGGCCTTGTCAAAATGGACATAAATCATTCACTCTTAAAGATAAGGCAAATGGAGTCTATTATTCCTCCAAACGCACGAAACACTCTGAAAGAGTTTGCTTCGTTGGTGAAAAAGGATACACATGCAGAACTTGAATGCAAAATTCTACCTAGCAAAATTCACACAAAAGATGTAGCGGATCGTATCATTGCATCCATTCAATTGTATTCACGTGGACCCCCGATTGAAGAGCATCGCGCTACCTTTTCATATCCAGATGATCTGAGAGTTGTAGTCGTTGGAGCCGAGAACATTCACAAAGTATGTACAACCGGTAGTTTTAGAGGAGTTCCTCTTGTAGTTGAACGAAAACGTCGTTACTTTGAAGTCGTCTCGGCAATTACAGGAAAGTCGGATATGATTGATTTACCGGATGGATCCATTCGGTTCACATTACGACATGAAGAGTCTCTTCGCAAGGACTTTTCGGGGGCGCCAATGGATTCAGCGTCACACATTCGTATTCTTCATCGCAAGTCATGGACGAGTATTGATGGTCTGGTTCGTTATGACTTTTCACAAAGCAAATCCAAAACTAAAGAGACTAAGACATTTAACGATATCTTGAAACAGACGCCCAATTATGAACTTGAATTGGAAGTCTTGGATCGCACAAAGACACCGGATGCAGTGGTGAATTCAATGATTAAACATATCACACCCATTCTTGCGGCGTTTCAAGGGTCACCCTTTCTACTGACCAACTCAGAGATGGAAAGTTACAAGATGGAGTTTTCCAATCTGAAACTTCCGTTCTTGAGTCCTGTGACCTTAGAACGTCAACATCTTCAAACTGATCGCGCAAACAACATTCTATCAGGATACACGGTTACAAACAAAGCAGACGGTGAACGATGTTTCTTAGTTGTGATGCGTGATCTACGCGTGATGAGAATCACACCCAGTTCGATTGTCACTTGGACAGGGTTGACTGCCAAAGACAAGGTCCATATGAATGATGTGATTGACGGTGAATACCTTTCAGACCGAAACACATTCTTCATCTTTGATGTCTATAAGTTCAGAGGATCGGATGTACGTCGTCTTCCTTTGCTACGAGATGATGGACCTTCTCGTCTAGGACACGCTCGTGAATTTGTCACTCAATTATCCACTGACTTCATAGCATTACCCACTCCAAAACCCTTTCGTATTGAAACTAAACTCTTCTTATCGGGTGAAGGACCTGAGATGGAAAAGGCAATTCGAACCATTTTGGATACTAAATTTGAATATCCCATTGATGGACTTGTCTTTACTCCCAAAACGATGTCAGTTCCAAGTCCAAAAGGAAACACATGGTCGAGTGTCTACAAATGGAAACCTGCTTCGCATAACAGTATTGATTTCCTTGTCAAATTCAAACCAGGTGAGAGTTTCGATACTGTCTTAGAGAAACGTGTACTCAAAGGAACTTTGTATGTCTCACGTGGATCCGATGTAGTCGTTCATCCATGTGAAACCATGACCGGTGAATATGTTCCTCCTGAACTACCTGCCGAATATCGTGGTCAAACTCGTATTCCTTCACCCTTTCAACCTATGGTTCCTAAAGCGCCAGATGCACATAGTATTTCACTTCCTCTGAATGAAAAGGGAGTTCCAGTAGACCAAGAAGGTAACCGAATTGAAGACAATACAATCATTGAGTGCGCTTACGACACAGACAAAGATCGTTGGAGTATTATGCGAACTCGTTATGACAAGACGTATCAATACAGAGTGCTAGGCAAACCACAATTTGGAAATGATATTTCTGTTGCCGATTCCATTTGGACAAACATTCATGTTCCAATTACGGAAGAGATGATTCGAACCGTTGTTAGCAGTCCACCCGATACAACGTTTGAAGATGACCTGTATTATCGTGATACACTGGAATCACGAGACCGTATTCTCAAAGATGTCTACGGATTTCACAATCGTATCAAAGAGGCGTTGTATACATCCACAATCAAACCAGGCGATTCCTTGCTTGAACTTGCAGTAGGTCGTGCAGGAGATTTGCTGAAATGGAAACGTTCTAAACCTTCCTTGGTCGTAGGAATTGATTCTTCATTCTCCAATCTGATGTCTCCACGTCAAGGAGCCTGTGTTCGCTATGTGAAAGAAAACATGAAACATCCATTACCACCTGTTCTGTTCTTTCAAGGCGACATGACTCAACCGCTGTTTCAAGGAGACAATGTGTATGCAAACATTGTTGCAGGAACTCAACCACCCACAACTCCCTATTTAAGACAGTTTGCAGGACATACTGAGTTTGACGCTATTTCGTGTCAGTTTGCAATTCATTACGCTTGCGAATCTGAAGAGACATTCAAAACCTTTGCAACCAATCTTGAGACTCACGGTAAGCGTAGTTTCTTTGGAACCTGTTTGGATGGAGCATCTGTCTACGCATTGCTATTGGGAAAACAGAGTCATATGTTTCGAGTAGGTCGAAAAGTGTTTGGAGAATTCGTTAAGCAATATGATGATGGAGTTGGATGGACTGAAGAGTTTGGACAAGCAATTTCAGTCCACTTAGAAAGTTTTGAACAACCTCAAAAGGAATACTTAGTTCCGTTTGCGAAACTCACTCAACGGTTGGAAGAAGCAGGATATGAATTAGTTGAGACTAAACTGTTCTCCGATCACTACGCAGAACAAAATCAAGTACTATTCTCTCAAGAACATCAGGCGTTCAGTTTCCTACATCGCAGTTTCGTATTCAAGAAGTCCGATAAACCTAAAGTCACTGAAAAGCAGGAAGTCACTGTTCCTGTGATTGAGGAGTCCAAGGAGGAGTCCAAGGACGAACGAAGTGAACCTGATACTGCAAAGAAACCAGTTAAGAAACGAATCATTAAGAAGGCGGAACCTGGAAGTGAACCAGTGTTGTTCTTAGGTGCCGATGAAGGGAAAGGTGAATGGAGAATTCTGTCAAACATGTATGAAGCGCCCTTTCAAATCGATTCAATTACATTCCCAACTGTTGAACATTACTTTCAATGGTCCAAAGCGAAGGCGTTCGGTGATGGTGCGACTGCAGACAAAATCTTGAAGACACCATCTCCTAAAGCAGTTAAAGCGTTGGGTAAGAAAGTCAAGGACTTTGTAGAAGAAGAGTGGACTGCAAAGAAAGACGGTATTATGCGAATGGCGCTGAAAGCAAAGTTCATTCAACATCCGGATCTAAAAACTAAACTTCTAGAGACTGGAACACGACCTGTTGGAGAAGCGTCTGCACGTGATAAGTATTGGGGTATTGGAACTTCAGCAGATACTGCTAAAGCAAATGACCCTTCCAAATGGCCTGGTAAGAATGTCACTGGAAAACTTTTGATGGAACTGCGAACAGAATTTAAGGAGTAAAACCACATAGAGAAGTATGAAGTATCCAAATATTCTCTTCTTTCGAGATGAATCGTATGCAGCAATTGATACCTTTTTATCTGCAAACGAAGAGAAACTCAACTGCACAGTCCATCCAACTTCAGATCCTAATGAAGTACTTAAACTCTTTGATTCCAATTATCATTTGATTGTGACCTATGGTAAGTCTGAAAGTGAGTATTATGGACGTATGGGAAATTTGGTCAACCGAATGCGTCTACGATGGCTTCACTTTTACGAAAACATCAAGGATTTGGATGCATTCAATCGAGGTGTGAATTTCTGCTACATTCACAACTGTTTGCTTCCACACACAATGACTCGTCCTGTTTTTTCAATCTTCACAACTTGCTATAATTCATATGCAAAGTTTCATCGTCCTTACAATAGTTTGAAGGCGCAATCACTTCAAGATTGGGAATGGATCGTACTAGATGACTCACCGGATGATAAACATTTTGAGTTTCTACGGGGTATTGCAAAGGCGGATCCACGTATTCGTCTTTATCGTAGATCTGAAAATAGTGGTAACATTGGCAATGTGAAGAATGAAGCAGCATCTCTTTGCAGAGGCAAGTATCTTCTTGAATTAGATCACGATGATGAGATTCTTCCAGAGTGTCTTTCTGATGCCACACAGGTCTTTGAAAAAGATCCAGAAGTAGGATTTGTCTACATGGACACCGCACATTTGTATGAGAACGGAAATACTCATTCGTATGGTGATCATTTTGGACTAGGATATGCTGGATACTATTGCCAGAAATACAATGGAACCTGGGTGAATGTGATTTCAACACCCAATATTAATAACTACACATTGTCACACATTGTAGGTGTTCCAAATCACCCACGTATTTGGAGAAGAACAACCTTGCATGAACTTGGAAACTATTCTGAGTTTCTTCCAATCTGTGATGATCAGGAATTACTTCTACGAACCGCAGTGAAGACCAAAATGGCGCGTGTTCACAAGTTAGCATACATTCAGTATATGAACGACGGATGGAATAACTTTTCACTGATTCGAAATTCGGAAATCAATCGTCTAGGTCCTCAGTTTATTGTTCCACAAGCGTATGTAGAATACAAGATTGATGAAGCAATGCGTCAAAAGAATGCATATGAAGAACCTACGCCGAATTGGTGGGCGCTTCCAATGTGGAAACGTGAAAACTTTAAAAACAAATACTGTAATGACTTAATTAATTTGAATTTTAAGAAACAGTATTGTATTTTGGGATATTCATGTTTGATGGAACGCATTGAGTCCATTCGTGAACTCTATGCAAACCCTGAGAATGACTTTTTAGTCTTGGAGAATGGAATGTCTAAAGAAGACTTATGTAAAATCTTGGATTCACTCAAATTAAGTCGTATGAGATGTTATGCTTTGTCAGATTGTACATGGGAACAATTACGTGCATACTTCTTCCTAGTCTACAAGAGCACAGATGACTATGAAGTTTGGACGTCTATTGAGTCTGCCTGTAATACTCTGCATACGACAGTGACGGTGCCTGTGGTTGATCTTGAGGAGCAAGACCCGGAACAAATCGTTGAGACAACCTTGCCCCCACAATCTGAGTTGCTTGTTCAGGAGTGATTTCACCTTTCTCAATCTTTCGCTTGAGTGTAAGCATTTCAAAAAAGGTTTGGTCTAACCGATCTTCTGCATGCATTTGAAAAAGAGAAGGATAGTTGAAATATAATAACTTGTTTTCGTCTTGGAGTTTTTCTTCATACGCTAGTTTGTTAGACTTGAGATGAGACCATTTCTCTTTAGATCCATCCATTGTACGCACCAACGCTTGAATTTGCGTTGCGCTCAAATCTTCATCATTGATTCCACGATTTCCTGCTTCCACTTCTCTAGGAGTAAGTTCTCGGGTTGTATTGGGCATACTTATACTTTCAGAAGTGTCTTTAATTGGGAGACTAACGCTGCACATTCATCATGTGTAGTCATTCCTGTAAGAATAATTTGACCTGTTCGAAATACCTTTGCTATCCATTTCGTTCCTGAAAAGTAGATCTTCACTGCAGGATAGACTGCAGGTTCGTAGATCGTTGTTACACCCTGACTTCGTAATGACGAATATAAAGCATCTCGTGAAAGGTTTGTAGTCTCTGCTAATTTAGTCTTGTAATTCATGAGAACTACACGACGTGTATCCGTCCATTCACCTGAAAGAATTGCTTCTGAACAATGTTCTATGATTTGACTTTTCAACTGAGTTGTCACATCACGGTCATACGCTTCATCCAATACACCTGTGATATGAAAGACCCCATTTTGAAAGATTTTGACAGTGATTTCTTTGCGAGGAAACTTACCATTTCCGTCGGATAAGAGAACGACTGTAATTGAATTATGTCCAAATCCAGTCGTACGCTTGGGAGGTGTAGTTTTGGTTCTTCGTTTAATAAGATCGCGTTTAGATGAACCGCGTTTAGCGACCCCTTGCTTTTCTACCTTGATCACTGACTTGCTGAGTGGGAGCGTGTGTGCCAGTACATCCGTATTCAGACGTACTCCCATTGTGTAGAGAACGACCATCGTTGTGAGTGTTGGGGATTCCATTGTACTGTGGATCTGTATACACGCAATCAATTTCATTTTTCCACGCTTGAGAGAATGCTAGAGGAAACTGAGAGACAACCATACAGTGAAACTTACGAATGGCTTTTCTCAAAACAACTTCTTCATGTGGAGTCAACATCCATCCATCTAAATACCCAAACCAAAGTGTGCCTTCTGTCTGATGCGCTACTAAATCCAAAACAGTGTCCATCCACTGATCTAATGGAACAATTGATAAATCAAAACAACCAGAAGGTTTGGGGACTTTGTAGGTATATACGGTCAACATGATTACATTGAGACATACATGTTTAAGCGTTAGGATCTGCCGTATGTGGCCAGTTAATTACACTCTTTAATGCAGAGGATTGAGCAACCGTGAGACGACAATTGCATCCACTTGCAAATAGAACCTTTTTGCAGTTCGGGCAACAGTTGTTTGCGTATCCATTTCCATACATTTGACGTGCTGCCTGAATCTTGGACAATTCAGCGTCTGCACTAAGTTTATCGTTTATTTCAGGGAGTTGAGTTGAAGATAAGCAAGGCATCGTATTTGTGATTTGCGATGTCTTAGCATTTGCACGTGTGGACGCTTGCGCTACCGCTTGTCCTGCTGTATACTCTACATACATGGGTGCATCCTGAACAGTGTGTCCACCTCCATGAAGATATCCTGCAGGACTACGGGTAGAAGGAGCATTCAAGACAAGTGCGCATGCAGTGGAAGCCACCCTTGTTTCTAGGTTTCCAGACGCCGCAAGACGTCTAACAATCTCTGTTTGATGACCTGCATCACGATGAGGTCGTGTATCTGTAATGGTCACCATTCGTTGTTTCATGCGTCCAAGGTATTCACTATAGGAGGACATTTACTCTTATCTTCTAGGTAAAAAAAGAATGGAGGGCGTGAAACTGAAGATTCGAATTCCTAAACTCTGGTTGTGTCCAGAAGATACATGCTCTGAGTTTTCGAAGAATGAGTCGTATTGCGATAAGTGTTTATACACCCGGATGGGTAAACATGTGCCTACGACAGCATTCGCGAGTAAGATTCAAATCGTTCATCGCCCGACCTTCAGCAGTGACGGTAGTCGTCTTCGAAAGGTATACTAATTCATCTTTTTCAGAACGTCCATCTTGTTTACGATATTTGGCAACGAGAGCAAGAAACGTCTTCCATTTTCCAGCGAGAGGGAGATTGCATGTATAACACCTAATCGGTATCGGGAAATCCATTGTACTTCTTCTTGTCTTGACTCCCTAGTTTCCGTTTTTCTTATCTGCCCGAAGAACAATGAAGTTTCCCAAACAGTGGCTCCTAATTCTCTTGGTAATTGCAATCGTCTTGGCGTTTGCCTATATCACATTTGTTCCTAATCGTCTTCAGCAAAAAATTGACTCAGACGTGGCAAAGGTGAGTGCCCGTTTCACTCCCTCTGAGTCCATTGATTTGTCCATGGCAATGAAGATTCTGACCCATGACCCTCCTCAAATGTTAAACCCTCCTGAACAAGGTCCTCCTTTATTATTGTTTCCTCCCTCTGCCGAAGACTTGGCAAAACTTTCAGGCGAATAAGCAATGAGTACATTCAAAAAGTGGTTATTGAGTATTATTGTAGTGATTGCGTTAATTCATACCATCGGTGGTGGATTTGCTAACATGTTTGGACCGATTCTGTATCCATTTACTGCAGAACACGGATGGAATGAAGGATTAATTTTTATGATTTTAGCGCTTGTAGTCGCCATCGCAGTAAAGTAATCACCAAATACTTTCAAGTTCCTGAACACTCCAGAATTCGGAGGTATTGTTCGGGAGTTGTCTTCGAATAATATACGGTAACTTTCTCTCTGCAATTTCCATCTTCGCAACCGTCCACAGAAACATGGGGTCGGATGTTTTGAGTCCTTTTAGATCCACCAAGGGTTTAGCTCCTTCAGCAAGTTGTTGCGCTCGTGTAGCAATCAAGGTTGTGTATTCATACTTGGTGAAATACGGACGTGTAATTCTTGTTTGTTTTCCCATTTCCAACACTTCATTTCGGAAGACCGGTTTAACTTCAGGGTGTAGCTCCATACTTACCTCTTGCGTTGAACTTCTTTTATCCGTTTTGACATAAATGCCTGTACTTCCAACTCAACCTTCAGATTTAACTCGTCTTGCTCGTGTGGCAGCAACCTTCACAACGGATCCCGAGAAAAAGTCCAGAACTTTCGTGGCACCCTTGAAATCCGACATTGGAAGTCTTGCAAAAGCAGAGTTCACTGGACAAGGTAGTGTTCTTGCGACACCTAGATGGACATCGCCTGCATTTGTAGGCGGACGTATTTTCCGTCTCTAATCACAAATGCCGACTCTCTCTGCATCCGATTATACGAATTTCATTAAACTTCAGGCTGCTTCTCAGTCCTATCGCAACGGTGCAATTCCTAAGAAGGTTCAAACAAGTGACCAAGTTGTTCCTCTTCAATCTCAGTTAAATGCACAGTTGCTTGCAAGTCAGGCAGCGTATGTAGTAAAACCTAGTGCATCCACACTTCAGACAAACGCTAGTGTTCGTCCATACAATGGTCGAGGATATGTCAATCAACCTAAAAATTTGTCCACAGTCGGTCAGTCTGGAACCTTGAGTTCAGGAAAGACTCAGCAACTAGGTGGTCTTCCAACAACAGCTGCAAAATGGGATGGTGTTTACTCACCGGTTCCTCATTTAGCTCGCGTAGATACTAAGGCAACTGGTGCATACCGAGCAGTTCGTCAACCAGTTTAAGGACACGTCCCACAAGGGGTCTATGGACCCCGTGCCGACTGCTTCCACGTAGCATCACACACTGCACACTGATACATCCAAACTACATTTTTGGCGTCCAACTTGATGCCTACAATGTTAGACTCTTTGCCCTTAGTTGGACACGGAGGTGAACGTGTTGTATTCGGACACTTCATATTTGTAAATCTCGGAAGCGTTGGATCATACTTCAGATACGGATTAATTGAGAACTGAATCGAGGTATCTTGCATCAAATCATGGTCGTAGACCACTGGATTTTCTGAAGTGATCGATTCTTCGTAAGGACATTGACGACATTTGAGAAACGCTGACCCATCTCGCTCTTCAATATTGTAAAGCATATTATCACACTGTGTACAGAACTTCATACTGTGATTAGGTTTCCTTATTCTAAGTCTTTCCATTTTTTCCCAGTCAAGAAACGTGCGTTCAAAATGGACAATGCTTCAACTACTTCTCTTTCCTTAGTATCACAGGATGTTGAAGTCTAAATTAAACGATTTTCTAAACGGAACTGGAAAGGAGACCGATCCAGATAAGAAACGATATGGACGAGTTTCTAAGGGCGAAAACACAACACACAATGGAATGTCTGGGGGCGCTTGGTGCATTCAAGACGAAGATATACCCGAATTCTACAAACTCTATTGCGAATACTTGCGTGACAACGGTCCACTTCACATGACTGAAAAGAGCACACGAATTGGAGCAATGCGAATTGACTTGGACTTTATCTACGATGGAGAGAAGGATGATCACCTTCACACTCAAGAACAAGTGGTGGCATTCACAACTGCTTACATGGCTGAAGTGAAGAAGTTCATCAAGGTTCCAGAGGCAGTTGAAATCTTTGTTTCAGAGAAGCCAAGACCTACCTATTACAAGGATAAGGATCGCTCAAAGTCAGGTCTTCACCTTGTCATTCCTTCAATCAAGACGAATCGTTTTGTAGAAGAGAGAATTCGAATAAACTTATTGAACCGAATGCCTGAATTCTTTCCAGATCTACCTCTTGCAGAAGACTGGAGAAAGGTCTATGATCCTTCTCCACTGACTCACACAAACAACTGGACCTTGCTTGGATCTAAAAAGAAGGAGGGAACACCGTATCAGATCAAGTATATCTTAGATTGGGATCCTGAATCTGGAGAAATGAGCATTGATAATGACGTTCCATTGATGACTACACCAGATCTTCTCAAGAAGATGACCGTTCGATCTGCACCTTCTGAAGAGACACCAATGACTGAATATGCTACAGATTTCCTCAAGATCACTATGCAAAATGCCGAGGATATGAAGATTTCTGGAGGAAATGCACTTCAACCTACACGAGGACGTCAAGCAGTTCGTACAGACGTTAACTCTCGTGGTTCTTCACCAGACAATACAGCCTATCGTCAGTCTCTGACCCCAGAGATTCTAGATTACTTAACTGCACATGTCTATAATCTTGCAGACTTTCGATACAAGGAATACAAGGACTGGATTGATGTTGGAATTTGCTTGAAGAACATTCATCCTGAATTGGAAAGCGTGTTCTTGGAGTTCAGTAAGCAAGATCCACGAGCAAATGACCGTGAAATCTCTGCAAAGTGGAACTCATTCAGTTGGCGATCGGATGGTGCTCGTCTTGAATTGCGTAACCTTCTGAAATGGTCCAAACTGGACAACTTCAGCAAGTATGAAGAGATTGAGAGAACCAATGTTGATCGATTAGTGAAGGAAGCAGCAAATGCAGGAACAGAACATGATGTTGCTCAAGTTGTCTATGCAATGTTTCGAGACAGTTTTAAGTGTGCAAAGTATGGAAACAATACTTGGTATCGCTTTGATGGAAACAAATGGTGTGAAACTGATCATGGTGTAGCGCTTCTGAAACTGTTGTCTGAAGATGTTCGTAAGCAGTTCAGAGAAGGTGAAAAGCAGATGATTCAAATGGCAGAGAATGCAGGGGCATGTATTTGTGAAGGGAAAAACGTGAATCCTAACTGTGATTCTTGTAAATGCGATGCTGAAAAGATGAAGTACATTGGTATGCAGATCAAGTTGAAGACTTGTAAGTTCACAGAGAATGTGATGAAGATGAGTCGATTGCTGTTCTTGGATGAAGACTTTGGAAAGAAGTTGGATGAGAACAAGAACCTGATTGCCTTTGCAAATGGAGTCTTTGACACTGCAACAATGGAGTTTCGTCAAGGTAGACCTGATGATTATATCAGTTTCTCAACCAAAATCAACTATGACGCAGAACGAGAACATACGACCTATGAATGCTGGGCAGAGATTGATAAGTTCCTTCACGATGTTCAACCTGATTCTACGGTTCGTAATTACCTAGTCCGTAGATTGGCAACCTGTTTGCGAGGTGGAAATGACGCTCAGAAATTCCATATTCTTACAGGCGATGGTTCCAATGGAAAATCCATGTTGACAAACTTGATGAGTCTTTCACTAGGAGATTATGCAGGTAAAGTTCCAATTTCACTTCTTACACAGGGTCGTGCAAAGTCTGCCGCAGCAGCACCTGAAGTTCTTCACATGAAAGGTCGACGATTTGTGACGACTCAGGAACCCGATGAAGCAGTTCCACTCAACACAGGATTGATGAAGGAGTTGGCATCGTGTGAGAAGATGGCGTATCGTGGTCTCTACAAGGATATCACAGAGTTTGAAATGCAAGCGCAGATGTTTCTCAGTTGCAATGAGAAACCTAAAGTGGGGGCAACCGATGGAGGCACTTGGCGTAGGTTGTGTGTTGTTCACTGGCCTTCCAAGTTTGTGGCAAATCCAACTGAACCCCATCACAAACCACTGGATGAAACCATTCAGCAAAAGGTCATGAGCGAAGAATGGGCAACCTGCTTCTTGTCGTATCTCGTTTCTCTCTACCGTGAAGGCAATGGATGGCGCAAACTACCTGCTCCGGAGAAGGTTCTGGTCTACACCAATGAGTATCAGGAGGACTCGGACGCGATCGCCCGTTTCATCCGTGAGTATGTTACCCCAATTCCAGAAGGTGAGGTAGGAGAGAGTGTGTCGACTTCAATGATTAATGGAGTGTTTCAGCAGTGGAAGAGAACCAATGAAATCACTAAGGGTTCTACTGCAGAACTTAAGAAGAGATTAGAAACTACGTATGGACCACAACCTAGGAGCGGTTGGACTTCTTTCCGGTTCGATGTCGCTTAGAGTGGTAGCGTTTAGAACCTTTGCGACCATGACGACCGGTCCTGCGACGCGCTCCTATTGGTTGCGGAGTCGTAGTAGGGGGAGGAAGACTTACAGCTTCAGGTTCAGTTGTTGACGCAGAGCTCCAAGTGAAGGGGTTATACCAAACCATTTGTTATACTATTAGTTTTTTATCTATTCGACACGCTTTGCACCGATACGGGACAAAACGTAAGTTCGGAGGAGTCCAATTGTGAAAATGACCAAGATGAAGGAGACGACGAGGTTGACGAACGCAACTAAGACCTCACCGACCTTAAGTGTAATTCCACCCATGGAGAGAGTGAATGAACCAACACCCTTGCCTGCTGAGGCAGCAGGGGCGAGCATGGGGGTGAGAATGTCCTCAGAGAGAGACTTGAAGAACTCTCCAACAACACCTCCGAGGTAGAACGACGCAGTGAGAATGATAATATCACGAGTATCGAGCATTTTTATTAAGAACCACATACTTTATTTCGTAAAGACAATGGACACCAGATTTTGGGGCCCAAGTGCGTGGCAATTATTTCATTTGATTGCGTTTACCTCAAAACATCCCGACGATGTATTGAATCAGATGAAGGATGTACTTCCATGCAAGTTTTGCAGGGAGTCTACTACGGAATTTGTACATAAACACCCCCTACGTGGCAATCCTGGCAAGTGGTTATACAACCTTCATAATCGAGTGAACAACAAGTTAAGAACTCAATGCAAAAACGATCCAGCAGTCTTGGATCCAGGTCCTGATCCAGACTTTGAAAAAGTCAAGGAACACTATCTTGCATTGAAACCCACTGCTGTTCCAGGTGGCGACTTTCTAGGATCCATATCAGCCAACTATCCTGAAGACCCCGAATCCGAACAGATGGCAACGCAACGAACCTTTTTACATTCTTTGAGTAAAGTCTACCCATTTCCTAATCTACAAAAGGTGTTTGAAACGTATTTGCTAGAGAATGAACCTACCTTGGAATCACGAAAGTCCTATATGAAGTGGATGTATGGATTACTGAGCGTATTATCTCGAGAAACTGGAACATCTATGCCAAGTTTCAAAGGATTCGCTCACCATCTTGCGTATTACAGGAGCGGTTGCTCCAAGAAGACGTATCATGGAAAAACGTGTCGCAAACTCGCTGGAGGTGGAAGAACCAAATCAAGAGATCATGCTAAGACGTTTAGGGTTTCTCATGTTAAATTACTTTAATTTAGGTTTCGTGAATGACTGCATAGCAAGACGGGCGTGTTTTGCTGAATACACTTCCGGTCGCTTTTCACGAGGGCGTTTCTTCTTTTCTTGTCGTGTTTTAGGTGGTTCGTCCATTTGAATCTATTACTTTGACGCACAGAAATCCGTTTTAATACATTACGTAGCCCATTCCCTTCATGTGCACTCCACCCTTGCGAGACTTGTGTGTCTTGCGTGTCTTGCGTCCACCGACTGGGGCTGCATCACTGGGGTGAAATGGACTTGCGCTACCAGGACCTGCGCTGCTAATGTCAGCATTACCACCAAAATCCGTGTGTGGCTCGACATCCGCACCACCCTTGTAGGTCTTCTTGGCCATCTTGAGGATGTCGCCAAACTTCTTTCCCTTGTGCGACTTCATCGTCTTCTTAACATGCGTCAACCACTTATTTGCCATTTTATTAAGAGGTGAAGAAGTTATTGTAGTCCCGCCGGTTTTTCAACGAACCCCGGCGTGTTTCCAAACAGAATCCATTGGCAACCATACGCTGCTGCTACTTCAGGATTAATACCCTCTTTTCCAAACACAGGATCCGGCGTGACCAACGTGATTGCTTTTCGATTAAATGAAACAAGTTCAGAGTAGTCATGTGGATGTACTGCTTGACCAAATGTTAGGCGACGTAAAGTTGAATCCGTCCAAGATAGATTGACTAAGTCTCCTAATTCAGTGCCTTGAATTCCACCAGAAACAATGATCAGTCTATCCGCAAGTAGTTCTAACTCCATACTTTGCAAATCTATGTATTCACGAGGAACCAAGTGACGATGAACGGTTGTCTTCAAACAGTCTGCTGCCTTGTTTAACGTGACTGAATTGGTCGTATGAGGAACAATGGATAGAATAAACGGAAGACGATTAGGGAACGCTTGAATTAAAGAAACACAGACTGAATCAAATGTCCAGTAATCATATGCATAATCGTATCCTTGATTCAGAGGATTTTTAGACACAACTGGGTTTCCATTCTCATCTGCATACAGATGGACTTCTAACAATCGTCGACCCGATTGAATGACACTGTCTGCGTCTTCGTAGATGCCTCCACGAACAACATAATCGCATAATCGTTTAGGGGTTGAAGGCGTTGTCTCTTCATCTATGTTAGTTGTTTCAACCCACGCTACATATCCAAGAAGTCCAAAAAGAGAAAGGGCAAGTACAGTCTCCATATCTTTCTACTCGGATGTGTTTTTTGGAATTTTAAACAAGAGACCACGGAATCCATTGATTACGTCATCCGGAATTCGCTCTTTCATAGGGATTTCCATTAAACACGCTTGATGGAAATACAAACAATACATTCCACATTCAGAATCCTTGAATTGATGACGTGTTGCATTAAAAGTCATCTTCATAGGTTTAGATTTGCCCGTAGCGTCCCATTGAGACTTCCATCGTCTCATTAACTTTTTAATTTCAGGTTCAGGTTGGTGAGCATACGAATCAAAATAGGTGATGCGAGGATACTCTAATTGTGGACGAATGTCACAAAACAAGGCAATCCAATGTTCACCTGGACCATCGTGTGGATCCGTATTGAAAACAATACCGATTTGGTCATATTTCTTTGAGAGTTCTACAAGATTCATGGAACATAATGAACTCACAATGCATTGATTGGTTTCTGATTTCAAATCAAAGTCAATCGGAATACATCCTACGAAAAAGTATTTAGGAAACAAGTTTGTAAAGTTCTTTTCAACATGATCAATATCGTCTGAGGATAACCATTCATATCGGTTCACAGACCATTCTTTGGGTGCCTTGGGTCTTTTCATCAGCGATGTCACAATACATTCTGCAGATCCTGTTACACATTGGTCTTGAAGACGATGTTGAATATTCGTCCACATTTCTTCAGAGGTTCCTTTTGGAACGGGGGATTCCTTGGGATGTTCTTTGTTATACACTACACGGAGTCGTTCAATTTCTTCAATATCCAACCAAGACATTCCTTATTTAAAATGGAATACTATTAAGTTAAGAAAGACTACCTCATACCATGGATGCCCTTAAACCCATTCTCTCAGCATATGCTGAAGTTACCCGCAAACTCAATGAAGTCAACGCTCGTGCATCCGAACTTCGTGATGACCGAAGAACCGTTGAACTAGACTTGGCAGCATTATACGCTACCTCTCGTGAAGCCTTACCTGACAAGATTAATCTTGCGACTTCAGGTATGACTTTTGCTGTTAAATATCCAAATCAGTGGAAAAAAGGTTGGACGCTTTCCAAGAAGGAATTGAAAGCGTATTTAGATGAATTGATTCCTCAAAAAAGTGAAGAGTTGATGCTTGAAATTGTTAAACGACAAGAGGAGAAGATGGTGGAAAGTGATTACGGTTTTGAGCTTAAAGTTGCGACAAAGCGAGATTGAGAGTCATTCTTAAGACTTTCTTCAATCTCCTTTAGAGTTTGCTGAATTTCTGCGAGTTGTTGTTTAGCTTGGTCCAAACTTTGATGGGGAAGGAACCCTTTTTGGATACGCGAAATCGTGCACACTAACGAACCATTCGTGCTCAAGAGACGGGTAGCCAGGGTATGTAAAGGCTTCACCATCAACGTGATATGATACTCAACAACACAATATTTTTAAATCCCATCATCTTCCCGCTGAAGGAAGTAGGCGTGAAGTTTCTCCGACATTCCACGAACACTGAATTCGAATACACCATGCCAGTTGGGTCGCATGATGGTTCGTACATCACGGATTCCATCTAAGATTGCGTGGCGATCTACATATCTGCGATTGACATGAGTTCCATGCCATAAGTGATAGACAGATCCAGAAATACATGAGATTCGAGGTTTTGGAAGACTACAAAACTCTTTGAATGCTGGAATCAATGCAGGTTTGAGATAGGTTGTTGGAAACTTGACATCTAACCATGCTGCTGCTGAAAGTGTATCTCCACTTCCTGTAATTCCATATTCAAAAAATCCTACCTTGCGAAACCATTTGCGACGGAACGCCCACGCAAATCCTGGATGAAACTTATGATCAAAGTTTTGTTTACGATTCATGTAGAGAACCGATGCTCGTTCTTGCATAATCTTGGTATAGGTGACGTCCATCCAGACTGCTGATGTAAAGGGTTGAACTACATCATTTTTGTTCAAGGCGTCTGAGACTTCACAATACCAGTGAGGATTGCCAAAGATGATATCAGCATCCAAGAATAAGACTTTAGAAAACCACCAAGGAATCTTGGATTCAAGAATGGTACAGAGATTCTCCTTGTGGAACAGAATGGACTTGCTCCACACATGAAAGGCGTCTGCAAGTTCAGGTTCTTGCTTATCAAACACCAACTCCAAAGTGTAATAGGGAATATTTGCAAGTTTAAGTTTTTCAATTGTATAAAAGTAGTTCATCACCATACGTTTGGATTTGGCAGGATTGAAGAACACAAGACCAATAGCCATATCGCGTTTCCATGGAGTGTTATAGCGAATGTTCGAGAGTTCAATCGGTTGAGCAGATTCTTGTTTAGGCAGAGGATCTGGTTCTTCTGTGTATGCCATGGACTGAGCAGCTCCCATTGTGTAGAAAAACGGATAAAAGATTGGATAGAAACTACAAATTATAATGACCGATGTATACTCACCTTACAACGCCCGTAACCGATTCTTTACAGAGAAGGATATCCACCGTATATTGCATCGCCATGGTTTGCCTCATTATCGTGTTTCAAATGCAAGAGTCTTTCAAACCGCAATGGTTCATACTACCTATGTCAAACGATCTGAATACACTACACCCGATGGACGACCGGCGTCTCTTGCTCCGTGTCCCTCTGGTGTCATGCCCCTCCAAGATGAATCATACGAATGCCTTGAATTTGAAGGTGATTCCGTGCTCGGAGTCTGCGTTGCAACCTATCTACGACGTAAATACCCTGACAAGAAGCAGGGTTTTCTCACAGACGCTCGCAAGGAACTTGTTAATAACGAGCGAATCGGAGCCTTATGTCAAAAAGTCGGACTGGATACATTCTATGTCATTTCTAGGCACAACGAGGAGTCTGTGGCTATTAATGGACGACGAAACATACAGAAATTGGGAGACATATTTGAAGCTTTTATTGGTGCGTTATGGACAGATTGTGGAAACCGATTTAACATTGTCTACTCATTCGTCACCAACGTTCTGGAAGCCTATTTGGACATCCAGGATGTTGTAACTACTATCACCAACTACAAGGATATCTTTCAGAAGTATTGCCAGCGTGAGTTTGCGACAACTCCTACGTATACTATGCTAGAGTCTAGTGATGCTTTGATTCGAGTCACAATTGTTCTAAAAGGAAAAACGTTAAAAGAAACGGGTGAAGGAACGACTCGTAAGAAAGCAGAACAAATGGCTGCTAAACAAGCGCTTGAAGGATTTGGAGTTACTTTCTCTTCTGCGTAGTGACTCTAGCGTTTCGTCCACATTTGAATCGTTTGAGTGTTCGCCCTCGTGTCCATAAGACAGACTTAACACAGACCGCGATGGGTCCTTTTTCATTGCGAAAGGTCTTTCCAACTTTCTTAATACACTTGCAAAACCTTCTTGTTTGATTGAGTCGTGCCATTGTGTCAAACTCAGAAGAATATATCCTCGCAAAGAATAAACATAATGGGCGGTGGTCTTCTACAACTCGTTGCTTATGGTGCTCAGGATGCGTATATCACTGGAAATCCTCACATTACCTTCTGGAAGGTTCTCTACAAGCGTCATACGAACTTTGCCATGGAGGCATTCCGTGTGAACTTCACGGGTGCCCCTCAGTATGGTCAACGTGTGGTGGCTGTCATCAATCGTAATGCCGATTTGATGTACAAGACCTATTTGGAGGTTCAACTCCCAGACACTCAGAGTGTTGTGTTTGGTGGTTCGACTAAGGCAGTACAATGGTCAGGTGCTTGGGAGCGTCGTCTTGGTTACCAACTTCTCAAGAAGATTGAAGTTGAGATTGGCGGACAGATCATTGATACTCACTATGGTGAATGGTTATTCTTGTGGGAGAACTTGACCTCTGGATTTGATAACTCTGTTAAATTGGATAGTATGACAGGTGGTTATCTTGGTGGATCAACCACAACAAACATTTCTTGCGGTGGTCGCCCTAACATCCTTTATATTCCTCTTCAGTTCTGGTTCTGCCGTAATCCAGGTCTTGCTTTGCCCTTGATTGCCCTCCAGTATCACGAGGTCCGCATCAATGTTACATTATCTCCAGCAACAGATCTAGTCAGCAAGGGTACATATACATCTGTTTCTCAAGCAGCATCAGCTCTTCCTCAGTTGAAAGATATGTCTCTTTACATTGACTATGTCTATTTGGATGTCGATGAACGCAGACGATTTGCTCAACAGTCCCATGAGTATTTGATTGACCAACTCCAGTTCGGTCTTCAACAGACACTCACAACATCAAGTGCTCGCATTGACTTGACGTTGAATCACCCTGTCAAGGAGTTGGTATGGGTATTCCAAGATGCCCGTAAGACAGATTGTGGATCTGATTTAACTTCCAATGTAGGATACACACAACCATTCAGTTATGATGACATCGTGAATCGTTGCCGTCTACAGATCAATGGTCAAGATCGATTTGATGAGCGATATGGTGACTACTTCTGGCGTGTCCAACCTTACCAACATCACACAGGCGGTGCCTTCTGGCCTATGCGTGCTCAGGCACTTGCTCCAGCTCCAGTAACTTTCACTGCTACAAACTGCTCTATTACAGGTGATGTACTTACAGTTGGAACAGGATCCACCTTTACTTTAGTTACTGGACCGACCTCATCACCAACTCAAATCATTGAAGGTGCATTAATAAGTTACACAACTGCTGGATACCTTCCTCCTGGTGCAATCATTTCTGCTTTCGGTAGTGGAACTGGAGGTGTTGGAACATATAACATTAGTGAAGTCCCTCTACAAACTATCTCTGGACTCACGCTCACATTTACAATTCCAAACTTACAATACACTCCCCACGAGAACCCAATTAACGTGTATTCATTTGCTCTTCAACCTGAGGAACATCAACCAAGTGGAACCTGTAACTTCTCACGCATTGACACAACCACACTAGTGTTCGATAGCATTACTGAGACAGGTCTCTCAAAACCCACTAAGACAACACCGTTCAACTTCCGCATGTATGCAGTCAACTACAACATCTTCCGAGTCATGTCCGGAATGGGTGGACTTGCATACTCCAACTAAATCAGCAACTAAATCACTAAATATAATGATCAAGTTGATAGTCGTTTGCTTAATTCTTCTTTTTGTTGCTTGGATCTTGATGAATCCTAAAACAAGTTTCCGAAAAGAGGAACCCACTACACGTTTGTATTCGGAAGGCACCCGTGAAGTCCTAAGGTCTGTTGGATCATTATCGGTGCCAGATGACCCTTCTCAGGGCATTTTACGTGGTCATGACCAAGGATATGACCGATTTCATGTGAGATAACATACTGACGATATCCATTCAAATCTTGACCGCTCTTTGCAGAACCATGTTTCCAATTCTCTACATTGATTCTCATTTGCTTTCCTCCTAACTCTGCGCACGATAAGGTGTCATCACATCCTACCTTGCGAAGACCTGCTTTAGATGTAAGATGAATCACAACTTGAGGATTACGCTTCACTTGAAAAAAACGATACCCTTTAGATTCCCATCCATTTGGATCGGCTAAGCAAATCGCTACATCGGTTGCAAAATCTTTCAAAGAAAAATCCACATCAGGATCTACGACCACACTATAGGTGATACGCTTCATTGATTTCACCTGTGATTTTTAATTCAATTGTAGATGCTTCATCAAAGTATTCATGATCAAGGATTTTGTAGTATGAGTCATACCATGATGACTTAATACAGATGCTACTATTCCTCCATCTTCGTAGAGAATTTCAATATTTATCTCAACATCTGATCCCTGCCAAAGTCTTATATAAAAGCAATCATGTCCTTCTTCTTCAGTTTGATATTTCATATCAGGAAAGTTCAGTTCAGTTAACATTTTAGAAATAGGTTGCTCCATCTTAGTCTACCTTCTTCAGTTTTGGAAAAAATCAATTCCATTTTAAAGACTAAATGTACTTCCTATTCGAAGCAGTTCTTGTTGGTTTGTTGTTGTTGCCTATCTTCTGGGTCGCTGAAAAAGCAGGATTCTCCAAGTGGATCACGGTGTTCCTCGCAGGAGCATTGTTCCACATCACTGCAGAGTTGACTGGAATTAATCGCGCTTATGTTCTAACAAAGCACTAGAGAGTTCATCATATGTTCCATAACCATACCCACATAAATGCCCTACAAATCGATCACGTTTTGCTTGTAAATATTCAGTCCCTTCAATCACTTTTTCAAAGAGAGTGAATGAATCGTCTACTGATACAAAGATAGGTTTAGTATCCGTCCAATGATTTTGAGGAAGAACATGATGAATACGTTTGAGTGAGTCATCGTCAAATGGCACACTCAACTGGATGAGTTTGTCTAACAGAGTTACTGAGATTGTTTTAGATTTATACGCCATTGTGTTTGAGTTTAATGTTTTTGACAAACTCAAATCTGTTTTAAAAGATGTCTCGCAACATGTTCGACCACATTGACATTCACCGAGTTTCCTAGTTGACGATACGCAACTGCATCTTTTTCAGGCAGAATATGCTCTTCAGGAAAACTTTGAAGACGAGCGCATTCTCGAGGTGTAATGTATCGTCCTTTGGATCCTACAATTGAAGTCTGAACAATCGCAACTAACGTTGGAAAGTCAGTTGCATTCTTAACTCGGATTCCAGATTGTCGTAATTGAATGTAGTGATTGTCAAGAACTTTGTCAGTCGGTTTCATAACTCCTGCTTGCCATTCAAGTTTCGCATAGACCTTGCGTTTTTCAAGAACCTCTTTGTGTTTTTCCATCCACGCATCCCAGATAGGTTTGTGCGCTTCGTAGAGTTTTTTGTTCTTAGTGATGTAGGTCTTCTTCCACTTGGCAATTCCTTCAGCATCTGGATCTTCCTTGAAATACTCAAGAATGATTGGGACACCTAGAGCAGTTCCTGCTAGAACTGGAATCATTTCATCCCATGCTTCGCAAACCCTTTTGAATTCAGGTTTGATGTTGTATTTTGTTTCAACCTTCTTCTTCTCTAAGATGACGACTTTTTCCTTCACAGGTTCAGGTGGAAGACTGACCGAACCAATGTCCTTTCGTATTCCCATGAAATACACACGTTCACGTTTCTGCGGAACTCCAAACATGTGTGGACTTAGAACTACATGCTTCATGTCGTATCCAAGATCATCAAAGACTTTGAGAATGGTTTCAAAGACAGCACCTTTCTGAACCTTGAGAATATGCTTGACGTTCTCAAGAAGTAAGTATCGTGGTCTTTTTGCCTCTACAATCCTTGCGATTTGGTAGAAGAGCGTTCCTCGTGTATCTTCAAGTGCGCCTCGTCGTCCTGCATTTGAGAACGGTTGACAAGGAAAACCACCACAAAGAACATCATGATCAGGAATGTCTTCTGTTTTCAATTGATAGATATCACCGAACGGTCTCATTCCAAAGTTTTGTTCATACGAATCTTGACAGTTTTTGTCAATGTCTGAGGCAAGAACGCATTCACCTCCTAAGTTCTCTAGAGCACGATGAAATCCACCCATTCCACAGAAAAGGTCTACAAATTTGAAAGGCATGTAAAAAGAGTTGTATTAAAGAAGTGAATATCCATTTTGAAGTTAAGCGAGGTGTGGTAAGTGTGATTCGTGAACTTGAAACTGCATAGACCCTGAATGAACATTTCCCTTACCACGAATCTCAACACGGTAGTCTTTTAAGACTCCACCTTCTTCTACTATAAGTTTGTAGAACATCTTTGCAGACCCACCAGTGTAAAGACTTTCATTTTCAGTAAAGGATACAAATCTTGCAGAATCTGGACCTAGTTGTTTGAGTGAGACCCCATCAAATTCCCAAATCTTCACAGGACACTCTAGACAGAAGAGGTGGTTCATTAGTTGATTTGCAATTTTCTCATCTGATGCAATCACCTCTCTGATTGCACTAAAGTATGGGTTATTACGATCATAAAATAGTGCATTGACTTGATTTCTATTTTCATTTGCGTGTTTAGGAAATCCATTCTCAACAAGAAACTCTTTACGAATTCTCTTAACTCGATTACCTGTCTCCTTTTCCATCATGCTCTCCACACTAAAGTTTGTCTTTGTAGCGTCAGTGGTTGCTTTTATTGAGATGCCCATTAATCTTCCATCTTCCATCTCCAACCATATATCTCCCTTTGCCGTCTTTCGGTCAACTCCTGCTAATGCAGGATGATCAAACCGTGTCTTTTCCAAAGCAATAACACGTATACAATTCTCCCATTCAGGAGAGCGTAATGTATTGAATCTATTTATGAGTGGTTGTAGATTCCCTTGTGTCAATAGATTTGCTCTAAATTGTGGAAACTTTGGACAATGTAACCATGAAGGACATTCTTCAATTGTCTTTGGGTCTACTCCAGGTAGTTTAATTAATAATGCATATGCAAGTTCAAGAGGATTACAATCTGCATTTCTTCTAGGCATCTTGTCTTTAGTTCTTCAGGATTTGTGTGTTCGTTTTTCAACCAGTGGTTGCCTCAGTGTTACGTGTAGGACTTATCTCCAACTTTCTTGACCCGACTAAATCCGTTTTTTAACTTATTCAAATCTTAAATGTCATTTCAGCACACCAAATTGGTTTAGAATTTTGATCAATCCACTTGATTGTGCTAATGATCTTTCCAGTAATCCCTGAAGGAAATTCAGATGTACTTGTTTCATTGTAGGATCCAACTAATTTTGGACAGTTTGTTTGCGTACAGAGATCCTCAATCGTAGGTGAGAATGGAATGCCATTGAATGAATATGAATATGTAGCAGTTCCATCTGTAATGGGTGTCTTCAAATCATATGCAATCCAAAGTTCAGTTAGTTCATTAGGTTTTGGATTCTGAGGTTCAAATCCCATTGATGTAATAGTTGCTTGATCGGTAGGTGATCCACAATCACGAAGAGTCACAGATGAAATCAAGATAGAGAAAATCTTAAGTAGTATCATTTATGATTACTATTACTATTTTCCCACCCCATCCCCCAACACAATCCCACAAAATGGATTTGATCGGTCCAACAAAACTCACTCCAAGTCCTACATGCGATATACTGTGTGAGGCGTGCGTACATACGATAAAAATGTTACAATTAA